TCACCTAAGTAATTATGATGAATAAAGTTCATAGACCAAGTTCGTTTTTAGCAAGTAGATATTCTTTACAGAGACCAGAGCGAACGATATCTTCAATACCAAACTCAATGATATCCATTGAAGGCATGATACGTAAAACTCTCATGAAGTCTGCGATACCATTCTTCTCATTCTGTTTTGTTAAATCAGTTTGAGTAGCATCACCACAGAACATAATCTTAGAGTTTTCACCAACACGGGTGATGATACTATCCAGTTCATGATAGTTCAAATTCTGGAATTCGTCAACAATAATAACAGCATTATCAAGTGTAGTGCCACGGATGAATGATGTAGACCAGAAACTAATCGTTGTCTGTGCTTTAAGATTACCGTAAAGCATTTCAAAGTCTGATTCCGTAGGCATTTCAAACATATACTTTACCATATTCTTATATGGAATTTGGTAAAGAGAGGACTTATCCTCATGGTCTCCGGGTAGAAAACCGATCTCCCTTGTAGCAACCAGTGACCTTACAAGATAAATTTTTTCATAAGGAGACTTAGTATCTAATACATCTCTCAATGCATTGTATAAGGTGATAAAAGTTTTACCCGTTCCTGCCGCACCGTAAGCGACGATATTCTGGTCATTTTTATAACAACGAAAAAGTTCTGCTTGATTATCTGTGAGAGGATCTATTGTCCTCATCAGATCTAAATTAATAGGTTTTTTTCTTTTCATTTGCTTATTGCTCATTCCGAACGGTACGGGCGTCTTCGATCTTTTTGCGGGCATAAGATTCAGAGTGGTTTTACTGTGGATCCTGGTTGTTTTGATACCTGATGTAATACATCATTCCACCCTGGATGAGTCTTCTTCAGTTTGTCTTGGAAGTCTCCTACTTCCCCGATGCCAGGAAATGTAGTTGGATCGGAATAATCTCTATCCCACTCAGGGTTATCCGTCTTCCATTGATCCCAATCGTGAATACTCATAGCAATTTCTTTTTGTTCACCTGTCTTCTTATTGATAATAGGATACGTAGCCATAAATTACATCACATACAACAATATTTATTATACCCACTCCATTGCTTCAGCAACGGCAGGGAACTGTTCACAAAAAACACGCTTGGCATCTAATGCAATATCCATATGTTCTTTCTGCGTTCCATTAGAAGAACGCAAATCGATATAATGGATCCATGACCTGACTGAGCCAGTCATGTAGATTTTGGTGGGCACTGCCAAGGGAAGCACAAAGCGAGCACACTCCTTTGCAATACCTTCATCAAGCATTGTTTGATACAATGCCATGGCATCTCTGAAGTGATTTTGCATCAGCATTTCGTACTTCTGCTTGACAAACGGGTCAATATCATCAATAGAATTCTGACGATTCTTGGTGTCTTGTCTGCGTAGTTCAGGTAGAGGGATCGTCTCCGCGAGTAAGGAACTATCAGCATATCTTTGTGAAAATTCTTGATATGTAAATGAACGATGACGAAGCACTTGAGCTGCGATGCCCCTTGTAGTATTCAACTCTAGAGTCATATATGCCTGCTCAAAGATGCTCCAGTGCTGATGCTTCACACAATACTTAAGCAGTCCAGAGAACTTATCATTGTCCTGGTTGTTTGGATTACTTACCCTGGCACAGTATGCCATATGTTTCTCCGCATCGGGAGTTACACTAATTAGATTTACGCTGTTCTCTTTCATCTAGTATCTCGTTAATAATGTCCTTTAGTTCTTGTCTTTCTAGATTAGTAAAGACATTTCGTTTTGGTATAACCAATGGTGGATATATTCTCTTTGATTTTGGTTTACCATCACTAGGTAAACTCATTCCTTGTGTATCTATCTTATCCATCTATTTCCTCATAAACTTCGTCGTAATCTGAAATGGGTAGGTAGTAAGATGCAGGGTCGTCAAAATTCTCTTGAGTTGTAGCATATGCATCTACATCTGAATATACTTCAGACTCTAGATTTTCTAAAAGAGATTTTAGATTACTCACAATCAGTTTGAGTTTTTCTTTGTCCATAGGAAGCACATACTCAAAGGTATTATAGCACAAAAAAAGCGGGGTAGCAACCCCGCGAAACGTTTAATTTACTAAAATCCTCCTACAGATTCTTTTACATACCGATTGTTTATCATCACAGTCTATAAGACAACTATAATAATCATTTAAAAGATCGGATTCTTCTATCGAACGATTTAAAGTATGAGTTAGTCGTTCTACGCTTTGTTTCCAACCTGCTAACTGATTATAGGAAATGAGATTGTGCATAATATCCCTCATTATACGAATATTTACTTTTGAAAAAATGATATAGTAAATTTCATATCATAAGCACCTCTGTTCTATTATTATTTAGACTGCTTTGTGTTTATTCACTAACATTTGTTAATTTGATAAGTAAATACAAAAAAAGAGAGGGTTTGTAGCCCTCTCTGTAATGTAAGTTAATAAATCACTTAGCGTATACTTGTCCACGATAGCAGAATGTACCGTGAGTCTCCTTCGATTCTACACAACGAGTATCATAATCTACACCACGATATGAGGTGTGGTTAATCTGTGCGTTGTGTAACGCAGATGCCTTATTGATCTGCTTTCGGATTAGATTAAGTGTGTTCATGTTGTTACTCCTAAAGTAATTGGATTTTTAGGTCCGTTCCTTTAGTCGTTTGCGTCCGTCTTCAGACGGATGAACGATCCGTTCCGCGACTTACTTGCGTCTCACCCTAAAGTGAGATGAACGTATGGTAATTATACCATACATTATTTATATTAACAAACGTCTTGTGACATATGTTACCGCTTTCTAAGGTATCCTAGAATCTCCTCCCTAACTTCCATTAGTTCAGGATAACACTCCTGATTATGAGCATCACCTCTCAATTCATGGTCAGGTTTGATAACACTTTCAATGAAGAGATTGAGTGCTCTCCTACGTTTAGCATCTTTAGAAATATCATTCATAGAACTTCTTTTGTTTTGAGGTACTGAAGTGTTTCTTTTATACTACCGATATGTTTATATCCAATAGATACCTGAGGGAACTCTGCCTCTGAACCAAACTCAGCAGAGAACTGTGAAGTAGTAAAGTCTTTATCTAATTCATACTGATGAAATTCTTCACCAAGACTTTGTAAAAGATGTGTCATACGCTGACATTCTTGATTTCCATTAGAATAAATTACTGCTCGCATTAATCAGTCTCCCTAGATTTGCGGTTAAATTTGATTACATACTTTTCATATTGAGCATTTTCATCACCATAATCGTAGCAATTAGAATGCTCAAGACTACCACCAAGTAATCTCACAACATTATCTAGTTGCCATTCGACAGCAAACTTTTTAAAATTATCATCAATTCCTTTCGATGATCCTGGTTCATTAAAATTATCCATTGTTCTTTTTTATCCAGCAAGGTTTACATAACGAATTTGTCCAACTACCATCAGGTGCTTGATGTCCTATCTGAGGTGCTTTGTTCGCTGGGACCATTTTACCACACCCAACGCATTTTGTCTCCCACATTTTCATACTGTTCTGTTCAATCTAGTTTCTGCTTGGTCTGGGAAGTCTCTAGGTCTACTGTCAGCAGCATTATCAGTTCTAGGAGAACCTTCGTTCTTCTTCATAGTATGTTGATAGTTGGGTCTTGGGTATCTAATAATAAATGGGTCGGGCATCCAATAGGTCACCTGCCATTCCTGTTCAGGACACATCTCAAGATGCTTCTCTACAGTGTGAGAGAAACTACCGAGTTGAATATACCCGTCATGACTGACACATCTGCCATCGCCAGTGTCAACCAAGAACATCATCTTACTACTCATAGCACTTTTTGTTCTGGGTTGAGGTTTTTTACGAATTGCACCGGATCCTTTTCAGACTTGTGAACCCAATGATAGCGCATACATTCAAAGATAGGATCCCAAGTCGGGATACAAACATAATCAATCACGTTGTCTCCAGTCGTCAGGTCTATCCTGCTGGAACCAGTCTTTAATATCTTCCGCACTATCAAATCCCCTTTTGTGATTGGATGGGTCGGGGTCTCCTAGTCCCATCCTATTCAGAAAATCATCTGTACTACCTTCCTCAATATTTTGAGCAGCCTGACGGCGTGCTTTTTGCAGCCAATCTCTAGCAAGCGTATGGGACTTAGCAAGTTTCTGCACCCATACCATATCATCTAATTTAACTTCTTCTCCATTTGCAATTTTTTTACAAATAAATTCCAGTCGTAGTCTATATTGAGTAGATAGCATCTTAGTTACGTAAATCAGATAGGATCATCTTCAACTTCCTTTACCATTTTACTAATTAAATCTTCCGTTCCATTCATAGTCTTAACGGCAAAGAGATTAGACTTTTGATATTTCTTTAGATGCTTATACTTCTTCAGAAGTTTATCAATATCTTCTCTAGGCATCTCAACCTTAACATCAAAACCATCACTCATTTTTTCTTTCCATCAGTTTTTGGTTTAAATCCCCAAAGTTTAGGATTCATTTGTCCATATCCAAAATCAATTTTTTTAACTGCACCAGGACCATACTTATCATAGTACATATCAAAAAGTTGTGATGTCTTATTACATCTGGTCAAATCAACCATCTCTACACCATCAACAACATACCAGATTAATATGGCATCATTAGGAAGAGATTTATCATTTGCCTTTTCTAAGGTAGTATTCTCTTGCAGAATCTGACACCCATAATCGGAGGGAGTAATATTGCTTCCGGTGTCCTCTCCGTTAACCATTTCTTTCTCCTGTTCTACTGCTACTGTCATCCACGACCTCCCCATTGGATATCTGGATAGGCGGTCTCAACAACATCTTTAGTTATCTTATATTTAGTTTGCAAACCTTTATCTTTGACTAAACAAATGACCTGAGATTCCTTTGGGTGAAGTCCTCTCAGTAAGTTTATAAACATCATTTCTCTACGAGTCTTGTTTAAAGAATCGTTACCACCTTTTATATAATGATAAAGATTTTGCCACTCTCTGCGAAGAGAAGTTTTACCTCTACCATCCAAATCTTGACCAGTGGCAGACTCACCACCTTTCATTTCCTTTTCCAAATTGTCTGACAAGGTTCCACTATAAACAGATTGGTCACTAATGTCTCCATATGGAACTTCGCCTTCAGGGACCACCGATACAACAGTCTCATCAAAGTTCCAAATGAAAATTGCCTTAAGAGCATCATGTTCATACTCTTGTAGAACTTCTACTTTTTTTGCTTTAGTTCTTTGCTTACTTGCAAGTTCCAGAACTTCAAATACAAACGGGTTTTGTGGAAGAACTTCATTCTTAGTCGTCTTCGTTGTCTTCGTCGGGCTCATAATCGTTTTCAAATCGTACTGCTAAAATTTCATCGGGTAAAATATTACCATTTTCATCAAACATTTCAGGATGCATATAAACAGGTTGAGTTTGATAAAAATGATCCTTTGCTAACCATCCTATTACACCTCCAACAAAAAAGAACATTATTGAAATGAGTGTACTGATGGTGAGAGTTACTGCTAACATTTCGATTCTCCTACTTTTTTCTAATGTCCAAGTAAAAGTTAAAGTGTAAAACAATTTCTCTTCGGAGGAAGGAAACCATTTTTCCAAACTTAACTTGGAAAGTCTTTGGTGGTTCTTGCTTCCTCCTATTTCTTAGTAGCAATTCTACTCCCCGATTTATATGGGGTTCATCATTATTTAGTTTGTCGTTTTCATCGTCGTGGGTTTCTACCATAACTATACTTCCAAGAACCTAGACTAGTTTCTGTTCTCTTAGATGCTTGACTGTTTCAGTACATCCACCAAGAACTTCTTCTCCAAGAATTACTCTAGGAAAAGTTGAACCTTGACCAAACTTTTCATAAAACTCTTCTCTCGAAAAGTCTTGTCTAAGTTTGTAGACCTCATAATCCAACTTTGCTAACTGTAGCACCTGCTCAACCTTAACGCAATAAGGACAACCGTCCCGTGAATAAATTTTGTAAGTCATAATAGTTGTTATTTAAAGATAAAAAAAGAGACCCTAAGGTCTCTGTAGTATATCAGTTTTTATCTTGTTTGTAAAGGTCTTCTAGACGTTCTCTACTGAGATCAACATACATTAACTCCTCACCTGCCTGTGGTGCTTCAGGATGACGGGGTTTAGGTTTAGGTTTATTCATCTCTATGTTAATAGATTGAATGTTAGCCCACATCATAGCGAAGGCACCACCAGCAATAAGAGCGAAGCATATAAAGTATAGTGTGACTTCAAAACTATTCATCATGCATCCTGTAAAGATTGAACTGTGTTGTGAAGTTCTCCAATGTCTCGGAGACCTTCTACACTGAACCAAGGGGAATTAGCCCAACTAAATCCTTCACCCATGGTGCTATCGGGTGCTGTGATATACCAATGACATGCTGTGTCTGGCACATCTACAGCACACTTAGACCAGTCGTCACTCCACTGTGGGACTTGTACCCACATTAGAGCAGCAAACATAATACTGAATAGTGCTTTAATCATTTGTGAGTCTCCGTTTTATGAGATGGTCTATTGAAAAATTACCAGCACCAGCAAGAACGATACATGCTGCCCCACCCCAGTAAAGAACTAACAGTTCTAACAGGTAGATATTAAATCCACCGGTAGATACAGCGTGATAGATTGCAAAGGACATAGTACCTAGGATTGCCAAGGCACCCAGTAGAGTGCCAAGTCCAAAGATAATCATCCAACTTCCTACAATCTCAGAAAATGCTGCGATGTAGGAGAAGAAGATTGGGAATGGAAGATGTAATGGTCTTACAAATGCATCCGCAAAGTTTTCAATGTTCTCTAGTTTCTCGTATCCATGATGGATAAGCATGATGCCTACCGATAAACGAAGTAATAAGAGTCCTAGAGATTTAATCACAGTGCGTTACCCCTAGGTAATACTTCCTCTGGAAATACAAACGACTCATGTGGTTGGTCAACAGGTGCTAACCATGCTCTCAATCCCTCGTTGAGCAAGATATTTTTCGTGTAAAAAGTCTCAAACTCAGGATCTTCTGCTGCACGAATCTCTTGACTTACGAAATCGTAAGCACGAAGGTTGAGAGCAAGACCAATAATGCCAATGGAGGATGTCCATAGACCCATAACAGGCACAAAGAGCATGAAAAAATGAAGCCACCGCTTGTTAGAAAATGCAATACCGAAGATCTGCGACCAGAAACGGTTTGCAGTGACCATAGAGTAAGTTTCCTCCTCTTGTGTTGAATCAAATGCCTTAAAGGTGTTAGCTTGATCACCATCCTCATACAGAGTGTTCTCTACTGTAACACCATGAATCGCAGAAAGCAATGCTCCACCTAGAATACCTGCCACTCCCATCATATGGAATGGGTTGAGCGTCCAGTTATGGAAGCCTTGTAGGAAGAGTAGGAATCTAAATATCGCTGCAACACCAAACGAGGGCGCAAAGAACCAACTGGATTGTCCGAGAGGATAGATGAGAAACACACTGACAAAAACAGCGATAGGCCCAGAGAACGCAATAGCATTATACGGACGGATTCCAATTAACCTAGCCAACTCGAATTGACGAAGCATGAAACCAATGAGGGCAAATGCTCCGTGGAGCGCCACAAAATTCCAGAGTCCCCCAAGTTGGATCCAGCGGACGAAATCCCCTTGAGCCTCAGGACCCCAGAGAAGAAGAAGAGAATGACCCATAGCGTCAGCTGGAGTGCTAACTGCTGCTGTAAGAAAATTTGCACCCTCAAGATAGGAACTAGCGAGACCGTGGGTATACCAGCTCGTTGCGAAAGTCGTACCAGTAAGCCAGCCGCCAATAGCAAGATAAGCAGTGGGAAGAAGAAGAAGTCCAGACCAGCCAATAAAAACGAAACGATCCCGTTTAAGCCAGTCGTCGAGTACGTCAAACCATCCCCTCCTTTGTTGTTGTAGTGTTGATGCTACCATTATTTAAAACCTCCTTTTGATTTTTTGTTAATTTGTTTTTTATCCAGGACATTTACTTTACAATTTCCCCAATTACGAACACACTCAAACCAGTATGCTCTCATCTGTTCGTAGTCATCAAAGATAACTGATTGGCCATTGAATTGTAACTCGTATTGATGTCTATCGTAGGGTTCATCGGAGGTTTGTGCAAACCACTCTGGTAGTTGTAGCGGACCTTCAGACAATACCCTCTCTTCTGGATCAAGTTTACCAATCATGAGAATAAGTAATATTACTTAACATTTGAGAATAAAAAGAAAGGGGACCGAAGTCCCCTTTGCTTCCTATGAATTATAACAGATTAATCAACCAACTGCGGGTGCGGTGAGTGCTACAGGTGTAGACTCAGCAGCAGCAAGGTCGAGTGGGAAGTTGTGTGCGTTACGCTCATGCATAACTTCCATACCCAAACCAGCGCGGTTCAGAACATCTGCCCA